TACGCAGGTTAGCCCATGCGATTAAACGCTGTTCAGGATGGCTTTGCCACATAATTTACACACTAAAGTGTTCTATGGAATATTGAAAAGTATTTGCAATTGTGCTGGTATATTGAATACTAATTGTTGAGCCACTTTGTATTGCACTTAATACAAAGTTGTTTGGATTGTCTTCACTATAGTCGTCAACGTAAGCAAGTGTTCCAGCACTATCATCTGTGTCTTGACCGACAACTCTTAGTGTGCCAAAACGTACTACATTGGTTGATGATTCTTTCATTTGGTAATTTACATTAAATGCAGTTGCATTACCAGTATTAACAGTAAAAATTGTAGTTGCACTACCTTCCACTGATAGGTCTGTACTGACTCCAGCTAGTCTATGGTAGGTTCCGAACTCAATTTCGTTACCGCTTATAAGTGCATAACAGGCTTTGTTGTTAAGTTCTACTCTTGGTTGTGTAAGATTATCAGCGTCGCTTCGTTCAAACATATCGCCAATGCTTACATTATCATCTCCGTTGATTTCGATTACTGGAGATGATGCATTACCTGCTCCTAAGTAGTCATTGCCGACATCTAAGAATATATTATATGCACTCACATTGAATGCAACTGCACCTATGCTTATACCTTGCTTGCCAATATTATCAAATAAGTTTTGTACAATACGTACACCTTCAGGCCCACCATTGTCTGGAGTGCCTGTGCCTAACATTACACCTTGATAAAGGTGTCTAAGATCACAATTTTGTATTGTAACACCTTGTATGTTTTCATCAGTGATCAGTCCGTAAGTTAAATAACTAAATTTACAATTCTCAAATTCAATTGCTTTACATGTAAAACTTGGAGTACTATCAAAACGTACTCCAGCAATGTCTGCACTTGCGTCTACAGGATTTGCACTTAGGTTACCTTTGAAGTTACAATTGCTTACATTCACACCATGAGCTCTATCAATAAGCATCATATCAACACCAGCTTCTAAGCTGGTAAAGCTCATTCCAGTAATAACAATATCTATAGGATGCTGGGCACTATTGTTCCCAATGTTCGCACCAGTTTGTTGTAAACTATCAGCAGTTTGTATTACATATGCACCAAAAGAACTGTCTGATCCTACATCCATTTCTAAGATTGAACTATCCGGCCCATCACCCCAAAGTTTAGCATAAGATGGTACTAAAATTGACTGGGTAATTCTATAAGTCCCTGCAGGGAAATAAAGACTGCGTCTTATAGTTGTATTTGTTTGTACACAAAACAATTGAAATAAGGCTCGATTTATAGCATCAGTATCATCAGTAACTCCATCACCAGTTGCACCAAAATCAAGGACACTTGCAAAGTTATCTAATTTTGCCTGTAATGTTTGTTCGATAGGATCATTTGTAGTTGGACCAGTTTGTGCAGTATACCCAGCATGTTCGCCTTTGTAAGTATAGGCGGTTGCAATATTTAGGATATCACTGTATTGTGTTAGGATTTCAGTATTGCCAACTGCCGGTGCACCTTCAGCAAGTGTTCCATTTCCAATGTATAATCTTCTTTCATCGATTACCCATCCAAATTCAGCTGCTGCTAACTGCGGTAAGTTATCAGCTAATCCTTTTCGGTTGGTAATCCGTGATACTTGTACTATTGCCATTTATTAACTCCGATTACGTGTATTTAGCTTGAGATATAGTATTGCTCAACCCTCTTCCACCATTGTTGGCGCCAGTGCTCAAAATCATCTCCCTCAACAATAAATTCTTGGTATAGTGGATCTTCTTTAAGATGTCCCATTTCATCAACTGCCGGCTTTACTGCCATTAATACTATCCCTTTACGTATTTTAGTTCCATAAACTTCATTGTGTGCTTCAGCATATGCACAAAGTTGTAGTTTATAGTCCTCAATCCATTCAACTTTTTTTGGTTTGTTTGACTGCTTAAAATCCATTATAGCATGTTCGCCTTTATGCACACCAACACAATCTGTTGTTCCAGCATATATATTTGGAAAGTACATAGGTACTTCGACTCCCCATACTTCGTCTACATTACACATACCTTGTTTGATCACTGCTTGTGCCATAGCATGTGATTGCCAACTAAATGGATTGTTGCCACGCTCTTTAATAGTTCCATCAATACAGTAGTTTTCTAAATAGGTATGCATTCGTGTGCCTCTGTTGGCAGCTTCAGTAACTATCTTTTGTGCTTGATCAGTTCCTACACGTTTACGCCAACGTGCTAGTCCTTCTTGCTTTTCTTTTGATTGTGTAGCACCAAGTATAGTAGTAACACTGGGCACGGCATTGCCATCGGGAGTAGAATACAGGCGCTTGCCGTCAACCTGTTTTCGTGAGAGATTTTTGTATTGAAATTTTTCTATAAGCATCTATCTATTATACTATAGTTTGATCCATTCTGCAAGTTTTTTTGCAATAACAGCATGTCCATTATGATTAGGATGGGCAAAGTTTGGACGTATATATTCATTGTCTTGTACTCCTAACAGATGCTCGCCATTGTGATCAGTTGCTCCAAGCCAGTCAGCAGCAGTTTCAGCACCACCTTTGTAGATTTTGTTAATATCTACACCTGGTAACCATTCAGTTTGCCTGATCCATCCTGCAAAATAATAATCGTCAATATCAAGTGATTTACACATCTGTTGAAGTGTAAGTACTGCCATGTTAGCCCTAATTATATCTCGATTACCATTATGAAAGTGTAACTTTAGTTCTTTAACAAAATCTTTAGCATCACCAGGCCAGTGTTTTCTTTCATTGCTTAAAGCATTCCAACTCGTACTCAATGGCCAGTGCATACTTCGTGCTGGATTTGTTAGGAAAAAAATTGCAGTAACATTTTCTAACTTTGATTGTATTAGTTGCAGTACCATATCTTCAATACTTGCACCTGCTGACCCGTAGTTTATAAACTTATATCCATATTGTTCTGCAAGTTGACGTCCATAAGGATATTGACCTAAATCTTCTTTTAGTTCTCCGCCCTGTGGCCAACTGTCGCCAAAAGTAACTAGTGTTTTATGTAAGTGGGTTTGCTGCATCTGCCATGCCGGCAACAGTATCTTGTGCTTGGTCAACTGTCATGGTGTCAGAACCTTCTTCACCAGTGATGCCAGCTCCAACAAGTACAATGTTATCTGCATCTACATTTTGAATAATGTTCTTTAGAGGATCTTGCGTTGCTAAAGTACGTAGTTGTTGATCAGTGATGTTCACACCCATGTTGTGTGCCATGCTTAGAAAAACATCTATTGGTACTGTGTGTTGTGTATCTTCGTCATCAGCTCTGCCCAGCAGATATTCTGCGAGTGCAGTTAGTTGTTGTGCAGATGGTTTATCTGATCTACTTGTGAACTCAAGTATACGCATTTATCTTCTTGCTCTACCAAGAGCTCCATCTTGTACATCAACATTTACATCAACTGCTTCACCGCCTGCTTCTGCATCAACGTTTACATCTGCAACTGCATCAATTGGATCTGCCGCTAGTGGATCTGCTACTGGCTCATCTATTGCTGGAGTGCCTGCAACTTCTTCTTGTCCTGGTACTACAGGAGCAACACCTGTTAGTGTTCCTTGTGCAGTTTCCATTTCAACTTTTGCAGCCTGTATTGAATCAACTAGGACTGCTAAACTTTGACCGGCAGCATCATTAAATGCTTGTGCTTCTGTAGTGCCTATGGTTGTTTGTATTGAACTACTCAATGCAGGTAAATCTTTAAACTGCATTGATGTTACATCTTCTAACATCTTCTGCATTCTGTCTACCATGTCCTGTGCAGCCAACACAACCTGTGCTTGTTGTACTTCACTTTCAGTTAGATAACGTCCTGACTTGGTTCTAAGTTTTGCGCCTTCACGCATTTTTGCAAGTATAGCACCAGCAACTCGATCACCGGCCGCTTTGCTTCCGTATCTTTTAGAGGCATCCTTGGCAATCTTTTTAAAGTTCTTTCCTGGTTTTCCTATGTCTTTACCAGCACGAGCTTTTTTTGCACTGTAATCTTCTTTGGCTTCGTCCATATCATCAAGATTTATTTTTCCAGACTCGACATCACTTTTAAATTGTGTTGCAGTAGCCATATCTGCAGTTCCGATGCTTTGTCCATTAGCACTAATTTTTGTTGCACCAGTTTGTGGTTCAAGTTTTACATCTGCTTCACGAACTCTTGCGGCCAATCCTCTTTCCATAACCAATAATTTTAGATAAGATGGATCTTTTTCACTGCCTGCAAGTGGGTTAGTAGAACGATGTTCGTAGATTAATCCACGTACTTTAGTGAGCATGTCACTGGCCTTTTTACTAGGCATTTTTGTAAAATCAACACGGTTACCAAAAAAACTCTCAAGCACTTGCTGAGACTTTTTGGTCTGAGGTGAATCTAAGTCAAATAATTTCATTGTCGAATCCTTTTTGCTGACAGTATTTAGCAACATTTATACTTTTGGTCAATTGTTTTTGTATGATATTGTATTCATATTTTGCACTTGATAGTCTATGTAATACAACTTCTTTACGAAAATTGTCTGTGCGTGGACTAGTTATTACATGCCTGTAGTGCATCATTTCATTTTGTCTGTGCAGTAATTTGTCTTCAAGAGCAACTAAATGTTTTGCATCCATTTGCATTTTATTTTTATCTAAAATACAGTAACTAAGTGCAATTCTAATAGTACTACAACTTGTTACGTACAATTCGTTTTTGTAAATTTTATACTCGTTTGGAGTAACTTTTTCTATTTCATATTCAGCAAAAGCCATAATGCTATCGCCGTTGCGAAAAATTGCATTGGGATTTGAGTTCAGAAGTTCATCTGCAATTTTGTTTAATAATCTTGAGGCTTTTTCTGTTACCCGACTACGTAAGTGATCACTAACCATCCAACTGTTCCTAAAAGAGCTGCAATAATTCCTGTTCCCCAGCCTATCAACTGGTCAGTCCTACGTTGAGTCATTTTCTCAACCATAGTATGGACTTCATTAATCATCATTTCCAAGCGATCTACTTTTTTATCTAAGCCTTCTATATTTGAGGCCATAGATTTATATCGCTCTGCACATAAATCAACATGTGCTTCTAAACTCTTTTTTTCGATTGGTGTTGTGTCAGCCATCGGTATCTCTAAATTCTTGTTGCAAGTATTTATAAAATCTCATTGATTTTTACTGTTCAAAATTATCAATAATATCAAAGCTAATATTCTTTTTTTCGCCCTTTGCGATAAGATAAGGCATTAAAAAACCTTCGGTATAGGTTTCTGATAAACCAACTATCATTGGTACACCATGAACTTCTTGTTTTAGCAAACCAAGTGGATCGTTTCCATCACTGAAAATATCAGTGTGTTCTATACCAAAACTAAAAGTCCACATGGTATGTGAATGTTTTTTTATAATTTGTGGATCAGATACATTCAGTGGTTGGGTTTGTAGACTAACGCACTGTAGAATTGTTTCCCAATTGCGTTGTTGATTACGACTATAGTTCCATTCGTCGATGGTTTTTATTTGTTTGCCTGTGTTGTCGGCATAGCCATGTTGTAGTTTTCTGTAACTTTTAGTTCCAGTTGGAGTGCAGTCAAAGTATGTCATTACACTAATTGTTTGCATTACGCAGGCTCCAGTATACCTGTAGTTTATCAAGCATTTCTTTGAGAGCAGGATCAAAAGGAGATTCAGCTACAATGTTATCTATTTGGTCTGCAATAGGATGGTCTTTTTCTTTTTTTAACACAAGTTCACGTTTGGTGCTATTTGCACGCCTACGGTAAACTGTGTCGCCTCGATCCGGACTTTCATATATCCATTCAGTCTTTTGCATGCGAATATTTAGCCACAAAAAAACCCTAGTTAATAAAAACTAGGGTTTAGTATTTGGTTATAGCAAATTAAAATTATGCTAACTTGAAACCACCTGTTGTTACAGTTGAACTTGAACAGTCTACGCTGTTTGAACCAGCGGCTGTTAATGTTCTAATTGATGTTTGTAATGTTGATGCTGTGTATGCACCTGTTGGGTAGATACCAACTGAAATCTGTCCACTTGTGTCATCTTCAACTTGGTATACAGCCACTGTAGATGTCTGCTGGATGTTTTCTAAAATTGCTTCTACTGCTAATCCTGTTCCAACTTCTGCTTGTAAGTCTACGGCTGAACCATCATCAATTAAAAGTTTGAAGAAGTCTAGTTTTGGACCTTGTAGGTTAACTGGAGCTGATTCAGCTAAAGCACCTGAAAGTGCACCGTTGTTTGTGTCAATATGGAATACCTGTTGTGCATTACCATGGGTTCTTGTAAATTCTGCCATTTTAATCTCCTATATCTAATGGTGGAATCCGTAATCAGTTCCTACTTTTATTTACCTTTTTACCCTCATTAATGACCTACGCATAAACTCATAGAATTCGTTCTGCAAACCGGTTTTACGCATCTGTAGCATAAGTCTTTGACGAATTGTGTTTTTGTCTCTTGGTGTTTGTCTTTCCCAGTTTGAGATTTGTCTACGCATTTGTATCAGTGGCGCAGGCAGAAAATCTTCCATCTGGCGTTGTAACATCAACATCATGTAGCTGTAATCACTATTGTTGAATTCTCTTTTCATTATCTGTCGTAGATTACGTTTCAGTCTAAGTTCAGGTATTGTAATTTGTGCGTTTTGTACAACTCTGTCTTTGAACTTTTCTGGCTTCATCAGTATAGCAATTACATTGTAGAGATCTGGTTGAGAAGTTCTAAATCCAGGCCAGTTCTGTAAATTCATTATTTCTTCTGCTATTCGGGCAGCATACGCAGGATCACTGTTTACAAATATTTGCAATGCTAACAGTTGTTCAAACAGTTGCTCACCTAGTTGTTTCAATGTCAATCCATTTAGATGTCTTGGTGTTCTATATGCACGACTTTCTGTCAACCAATCAAAAGCAATTTTTTCTTTCTCTTTGCTTTCTGTCAGTCCTTTGACACGTGCAATAGCATTCCATCTTTGACTTACAGTGTCTACCCATTCCCATTTGTCGCCTGTAAATGCACTTACGCCTTTTACAAATATATCCCATTCGCCTCTGTGTATATCGTTATCATCTAGGTGTCTTGATATTTTGTATTCTAATCCATTGTGCGTCATCAAATATGCACCTGGCTCTTTAGGATGCTTTTTAGTTGCTCCTTCGCTGACAGTAGTTTTCATAATTACTTCTGGCATTTTCATATGTGAAATATTACTACCAAATGGTACGATACTTTTTTCGTACCTACGTGCTAGATCTATTTTTTCTTCTTCATCATCAGTGCGATAAAACTGGTTAGCAATTGCCATGTCTGCAACTACTGTGCCCGCAGGAGGGTCAATAAATGTAGGGCGATATAGATTTACTTTTTTTAGATCTTTATTGGTTAAACTATAAAACGTGCTTTCCCATTTGTCTGGATGAAGTGCATAACGACCATTGCGTTGTGGCACATAGTCTACTAATTCATCATCTCCATCATGGAACTTGCCTAGTTTTTGTAAATGCACAACTTTGCCTTCAGTTGGTTTTTTCAGATAGTACTCTAGTCTTCCTCTTTCTGTGCTTACATCAACTTCTTCTCTAACTGTGCTACGTGGCATTTCATAACGTGTGCCAATTCTGAATGGCGAGTCTTCAACTGTGAATACTCTGTTTGGTGTGTCAAAATTTTTCTTACGCATTACAGTTTTAGCAATTAAATCTAGTTCGTCATTGTCTTTGTCTAACACTAATGCAAAAGGCACATTTATGTCTGTCTGTAAATCACGCATGACCGCTTCACTGTCAGGACCCATCTGTGCAATAGGTTTGCCATAACGTTTGCGTTCTTGTTTAAACAGTCTTGTAAGCTCTGCTGGCACTATTGGTTTTTCATTACGTTCACTGTTTACTCTATCCATAAAGTGTTTTGTAAACTCCACATCGATACCTACATCAGCAAATATTCTATCTGCGAATGTTTCTAGTTGCTTCATATCGACTGCGGTTACTGGCATTATCTTTTGCCTTGTCCTCTATACATTTTGTAGGATCGTCTTTTGTGTTTGTTCATTTTACATAAAGACGGCTTTCTTCCTATGCTGGTTTTTACAAATGTAGGTTCGTGTGTTGAACTTGTTGCATACATTTTTGCCATTATGCTACTCCTGGGTTATTAGCCGCAAAGTTTACACGGCTGAATTTATCTCTATCAACAAGTTTTATGCCGTCTCCGACATAGCCCTCATGTCCGCTTACGCCTTTAATATCTGCTTTTACATCTTGATCTTGATCGTCAAGATCTTTAATCAATTTATCTTTTAGCAGTGCTATATTTACAAAAGAACTAAACAACGCACTCACTGCACCTTGATTTTCGTTCATCCATTCAATTATTCTTGGTGCTTGTGTAGGCATTTTTTGTGTTACCCAAGGACCAAAATCTTTTACCATGTTTGTAAAACCACCTTGACGTACCTTAAAATTTATGTATTGCTTCATCAACTTTGGAGTGCTGGTAATTTTCCTATTTCTTAGCTCTGATGGATTTAAAAATGCATCAATTGCAGGTGCATATTCGTTAAAGGTGTCTTGTATTTTAATTAACAGTCCTTTGTCTAATTCTATTGCACTTCCAGTATCTTTCATTGTACTGTCTAATGCTAATACACCTGGAACCTTGTCGAGAACCCGAGTTGTTACTGGACGCACTGTTCCTTTAGGCTTGTCTATTTCTGTATGAACTGCAATACCTACGTTACTGTTTCCTATTTGTTTTCCAAGTGGCGTATCAGCACTTACTCTGTAGGTTACTTGGTTAGGTGTAAACACATATGAGTTGTCTTCTACAGGTGGTGTTGCACTGTACAACAGATCTGCTTGAACGAAACCTCTAAAATGCTGCGGCACAGCTCTGCTTAATAACGGAAATAACTTTTGATATACACCGATTAAATCTGTGTAATCACCCTTACGATTACTAAACACTCTTGCCATATCTTTTGCACTAGTAGCCAAACCATTATATCCTGTGGCTACAAATCCGCCTTTGTCTGTAAGAATAAACTGTCCATTGTTATCTCTGCCGAATACTATAGCAGGTTTGCCATCCCATTTGATAGTGTTAACTTTTGCTGGTTCTTCTGCACTGCGTCTTATTGCATCAATTGCTTGTTTAATTCCTTTGGATCCCATGTCAAAAACTAGATCTTCAGGATGTTCAATCCTAGCACCTTCAGCCAAATATGGTTTGTAATGAGCAGGGTTGTCTGAGACTACTTCCATGCCTTGATTGATGATTCTATCACGTAGTCTTGCCAACCAATCACTGCCGCCTTCTACAACTGATTCAAAGGTAAATCCTTCTCTTTCAGCATAACCACGGAAGTCTTCAAGTTTTTGATCACGTTGTGGATCATTTTGTAACGCACCTAGTATTGCTTCTACACTGAACAAATCTTTTTCAGTAGCACCTTTGTTAAGTATTACTCTTGCAATGTCTGCTGGTAGATCTGTTACAAATTCGTTTGTTGATCTACTAACCAATCCTTGATTTGGTGAAAGTTTATATCCGGCAGCTTTTGCAATTGAATTCATCAGTACATTACGTGTAACACCTTTGTAATCACTAGCTGGATCAGCACGCATTAGAAACTTTGAAAAGTCTGGCTTCTGAACAAACATAAAGTCAGTCTGTATATAGCCTTGATCTTCTCTGCCTGTGATTGGTGCTTTGAAATGAACACTTATTCCACTCTTACGCACCCATTCTCTAGGATCAAAGCCGTGAGATTCAGCCCACTGAGTTAGTTTGTTTTCAAGTTCTTGTTTGCTTATCGTTTTAGGGTCAACTGCTAGATCTAAATCACCTGATGTTGGTTTTTGTCCTGTGCTACCAAGCATGTTATCCATGAGAGACAATCCAGTGAGTTGCTCTAACCAAAGTACAGTAGGCTTTACATCTGTTTGATTAATACGCTTAGTTTGTATAGCACCATCAGCATCTTTGAAGACGTTGCCACCCTCTTTTAGTTTCATGTTGTAACCGCATCTAAATACTGTAGTATTTGTTTTTTAATTCCAGGATTGCTATTGATTTGTTGAGCCAGTGTTATTACAGGATCATCACTGGCAATTTTCTTTAGATCAGGCATCTTTATACCAGCAGTTTGAAATGCTTGTTGCATCACTGCTCCGTCTATGCCTTGAGTTGTAAGCCATTGTGCAATTTGTACACTGTCAGTTGGTTTGCCGGCTTTTGTCCATGCTTTCATAAGTTTATCAGCAGTTACTTTAGTTGTGATATTTGTACCGACTTGACGAGCTTTTTGTCCAAGTTTGGTAACACCTTTACCAATTTGTTGTTTTAAGTTTGAAAGCATACCGCCTGGTGCTTCCATAAGATCTTGCTTGTAGGCAACTGCAACAAAAAGTTTTGTAATTTGATCTTCTGTGAGTGCATTCGCAGTACTGTGTCCGCTCTGCAACAATGATCTTCGTTTTGCTAGTTGCTCTGGAGATAGGTTCTTAAGTCTTTCTGCTTGAGCAGCGGCTTTTGCATCTAAATTTTCAGCGGCACCGGGTACGTTATCTTTTAGCCATTGTGTAGCCTCTGGACTCATAGCCTGTGTTCCTGGAAATTGTGAGTTGAATTGATCTATTAGTTCTGGGTCTGTAATTGGTATATCACCACGTACGACAATACCTTCGCCTGTGCCGCCTGGTGCAACTAGATCAGCTTTTGCTTGTAGGTCCGCTCTGCCTTGTGCAACTTTATCCCCTACACTACCACTTTGAGCAGTTGCAGTTCTATCAGCACCTGTTCCACCACTTACTTCATCAGGGTCAACAACATCACCACCAGTTGTACCGTCTAAATGACTTTGTAGTTGTTTATTGTATTGATCTATTATATCGTCAGGAATATTGTCTTGATTTGGAAGGTCAATCAACCCATCCATTTGTTCTGGTGTTAAAGGTTGTCCTGGTTGATATGATGCAAGATTCAGTCCATTTTCATCATACATAGGTCCTAGTTGTGCATTGTATTGATCAATTACATTCTGCGGTATACCGTCTTGATTTGGCAAATCCTGTATCATGTTCATTTCAGCAGTTGATAGTTTACCATCAAAGTCTGCAACAATATCATCTATACTAGTAGCACCTGCTATATCTTGTATGCCGGCAGCTCGCATATCTGCGGCCGTTCCGGCGTCAACATCGGTGATTCCGTCGAGGCTATTTCCTCCACCAGCAAATCCTCCTTGTGTTGATTGTGCAGTATCAGCAGTTGCTCCAACAGCATCTCCGCCACCACGCACTAGATCGCCAAGTGTACTTGCACCGGCCGCCAACGCACCAGTTTTACCTGCACTGTATAACGCACTTCTTATGTCTTTACCTTGTAACAGTTGATCTGTAAGTTTAAACAAACCTAATGCGGCAGCACCACCTAAACCTGCACCACTTACACCAGCGGCTGCAATCAATGCGGCATAGATAAAACCTTGCATAATAGGATGTTTCTCTGCAAACTGACGATATTTTTTAACAGCTTGCATTACACGACCTTCGTCGCCACCTGCACTTTGCTTCAGTTGTTCGGCGGCGGCATCATATTTTTGTGCAAAGCCTTGCATAGGTCCAGAATTGTAAACTTTTGCCTTTAGATCATTCCAAGGTTTAACAATTGCTTGATTAACTTTGTCTAATCCTTTACCAACTGCCGTACGGTTTGATCCAGCCTCAGTTGCAGTTTTTTCTATTTCTGCAAACAAACCTTGTATCTGTTGTGGTGAAAGTGCAGCTTCACGAAGTTGATATCCCACGTTTTCCCAAACAAGATAGGTATCGAGATTGGTTCGGTTAAGACTTTCTAGTAATGCATGTCTTGATTCATGTTTTTTTAATTCGGTGATCCTCATGCTATTGCTTTCTTCAATTTCTGTTTGCTCGGAGCATCTAATTTATCTATTGCACCTATCGTACCGGGGGATGCTTTTTCGATAGCCGCACGTAGTCCTGCCATCTTTGGATCATTGAGATCAATTTTTTGTCCACCAATCTTAGCAGTAGGAACTTTTGTTTTTTGAGCAACGTCTTTTGCAGTGGTTGATACTATCTTACCTGTACTGTCTCTTTGCGGTGCGGTTGACTGTTTAGCTTGTTGACTTTTAGGAACATTGGTCATGTAACTTGGTTTGCGTTTTTTCCAATCATCATTGGCTTGATCCATGCCTTGCTTCACTGCACTTGTTTTGCCCTTGTTCATTGCTTGCGAAATTGGATCAGTTCCTTGACCTTGCTTGTTTTGATTACGTGCAATGCTTTTCTGTATTGCTTTTTGATCCTGGTTAGCAGCAGAGGCTTGTGCACCTGTTGTTCCTAGTTTTTTTTCTAGTTCTGCTTTTCTTTGTGCTTCGGCATCGGTTTTTTGTAACTTTGCAGCCAATCCAGCAGCCTTATTACGTTGTGTAATACTACCACTTTGAGCGTTTTTTCCAATACTTGCACCCCCAACACCGGTGTAGGTTTGTTGACTGCGATCAGGAAGACCACTTTGCCAATTATAACTGGTTACATCGTCAACTTTGTCCAGTGTTTTTTGTGCAAGTGCATCTGCTTTGCCAATTCCAGTTTGTACTGCACCAGCGGCTCTTTTTAGAAACCCTGGACCTTGTGCTTGTGCTTTTGCAGTAGGTGCTTTATAATCTTTTCCAGCAACTGCTTTTTGTGTTTGTTGTTTGCCTTGTTGGAATGACTTGCCTAATGCATCAGCACTACGCTTAGTAACACCTTTGATCTTTTGTCCTGCTCCTTGAACCGCACCAAGGCCTTGGCCAATTTTTTTAGTGATGGCTTTAGAGAAATCACCAATTTCGTCTAAGAGCTCTTCTTGTAGTTGTTGTTCTGTTAATCTATTTGTCATTGGCTCTTTTCACTGATCTTGCAAACTTACTCGGATCACGCAAACGAATAGCATTCAGTAGTTTGCGTTGTAGATTTTCACTTTGCTCTGCATCATATAACTCGTCGATCTGTTCCATTAAACGGATAGCACTGGCAATCACATTGCTGGCACGACTTTCTACGATGTATCCACGCTCTTGACGTTTAGCATAGCGTTCTACGTAGATGCCGTCTAATTCTTCAAAGATGCTACGAGTCTTTTTTTGCATTTTTGTTCCTTTTGCAGTATTTAGCAGTTTTTGCTGATTCAAATATTTATAGTAGCATAGATTCTGTAGTAAATATACCTATTAAGGCATCTTTAGGCAAACATAGGCAAACATGAAAACAGAAATAGAACAGATACAATTATTATTAGAACAATTTAGAAGACCAACTCCCGAAGGCGAAGAATATCAAAACAGACTAGCAGAAGAATTTGAAATTATACTTCAGCAACGTTTTACAGATTACTTTCTCAAAATAAGACTCATACTTGATCTCAACGAAGACATACCACACATGACCAGAGGCAGTGCTGGTAGCAGTTTGGTTTGCTATCTCATGGGCATAACTGATGTTGATCCAATTGAATGGAACATACCACTAGCAAGATTTTTAAATCCATACAGAGATGACTTGCCTGATGTGGATATTGATATACCTCATCACAAACAAGAACTTGCAATGCAACGTGTGTTTGACAAATGGCCAACACAGAGTGCTAGGATATCAAACTATGTGCTTTACAGAGAGAAGAGTGCAAAACGCGAAGCTGCCAAACGCCTTGGAGCAAAAGGCAGACTGCCAAAAGATATAGACTACGCAAAACTAGGCGTTGACGAACAAGAAGCACGTCGTATTGAACGCAAACTCATGGGCAAAAAACGTTGTATCAGCAAACACTGTGGTGGTGTGCTGGTTTTTGATCGTCCACTACCTAAAAGCCTGTTCCGTGATGACAATCTTATCTTGCTTGACAAAAACGAAGTAGAGGATTTGGAACATCTAAAAGTAGACATACTTGCAAACAGAGGATTATCACAGTTACTAGAAATAGATCCTCACACAAGACTGGATGCATATCCAAAACAGGATGAACGTGTTGCTGATTTGTTGTGTAGAGGTGATGTACTTGGTGTAACACAAGGTGAGTCGCCAACTATGAAGAGACTGTTTCGTGCATTGCAACCAACCGGAGTTGAGGACTGTGTGTTTGCCAGTGCATTAGTGCGTCCAGTTGCTATGGAAGGCAGACGCAAGGCCAGTTGGTTCCGTGACTGGAGTGAAAAAGGCATACAAAAGAATGCAATAGTATATGAAGATGATGCCATACATAAAATAATGAAATTGATTGGCATATCACCATACGAAGCAGATATGTATCGTCGTGCTTTTGCAAAAAAGAATGAAGAAAAGATGATGCAGTTTATGGCACGCTTAGGTGATCATCCAGACAAGCATGATATCTATGAACAAATGCAATCACTAAGTGGGTTTGGCTTGTGTAGAGCACACGCAGTTAATTTAGGCAGACTTATATGGGCATTAGCATATCACAAAGTATACAATCCAAAAGAGTTTTGGCGTGCTTGTTTAAAACACTGCCAAGGATCATATGCACGTTGGGTATATCGTAACGAAGCAAAACGTGCTGGTTGGGATCTGCGTGAACTAGGTTTTGACAACTGGATTACAGAAGATCCAGTTGAGAGTTTCAAACAACATGGTGCATGGAATAGTCCTGGCTTTTTGCCAAACATGGGATTGCAAAATTTATTCTTAGACAAGTTTCAGTTTGCAGGTATAATTGCCGCCAGCAGAGTGTTTAAAAGTGATATAAAAAGTTATATACACTTCATCACACTAGGTGTTGGTGAAGGTCGCTATGTGGATCTTGTTGTTGACAAACCAGTGAAATACGGTAAAGGAACTGTAGTCTTAGGAGAAGGAGAACTACACAGCAGAGACAACAGCGAGTATCTCAAAGTAAAACGCAAATCAGTAAAAGTGATGTCAATTGACGACTATGTTCAGAGCTAACAGGTACCACAGTTATCATCGCAAATGACTAACCGTCCATTTTCATAATCTTTAAGTATCCAACTTTGTTCCACTTTGCCAAACCATTCAATACATTGTTCCAAAGTGTAAACTAATGCATTATTTTTTTCAATCATTGGAATTAATTGACTGTTGGCAGCTTGATGATACTGCCCTTTCCCGTATGTCTTAGGGTAAAACCCAGTGTAACAACAAGGATACACATCTCCATTGGCAGAGATATAAATGCTTTTAAGTTTTTTTGTTTCACAGATTACACTGGCGCAAGGTTTTCTTCCTGGAATAATATCTTCTAATAAAATATCATCAGTTTTTTTACTGTCAAGAAGTTTTTCAAAATTGGTTTCTCCTGAGTATGATCCTAATGTATGAGCCAGGTTACCTTTCTTGTCAAATACAGGAGCAGTGTTTCTTCCTTCGTCAACTATTTTAAATTTTGAAAATTCCAGTTGAATGCTCAGTTGTTTACATTCTTCGATTTGATGACGATTATGATCAAATTCTATAAACTGCCAAATTGCATTTCCTCCGTTTGAAATAAAAGTTTTAGCATTTTTAATCACAGTTTTCCAAGAAGTATCTTGACGATATAAACTGTGGGTGTCTTCTAATCCATCAATTGCAAAATTAACCGTGGCACTACTGCTGGCAAGGCTTTTCCAAAAATCTTCTTTTCTAGCTCCGCCGTTGGTGTTAATCGAAATATTCATTTTTGGATTATTATCTCTAAAGTATTTTATAATATCTTGACCTTCGGGATTCATCACAATATCGCCAAAATTTCCATTAACACGAATTGATTTCAATTGTAGCAGAAATTTTTTTGAAAATATTTTTTTTGTTTGCTCTAATGTCAAATACGTTTCAGGATAACCTCCATTATAAGGATACCCCCAGAAGTTTCGAGGACACCAAGGACATCTCGCATTACACAAAGATGCAATTTCTAAATGAACATCACGAATTTCATTGTAAGATATCATTTTTGTTTGATACCTGCTAACATCTGTTTAAGTTTTGTGCTTTGTACATCAGCAACAATCTTACCTGGTTCGTCTGCCACAGTTGCATCGTTTACAGTGTCAGTTGTGAGTGTCTTGGCTTTTATTTGATCATAGATACTTGAACTCTGTTTCTTAAACTGTTGATATTCTTCATCATCTCCTAAGTCACGTATACGCAAACTTTCTATGTCAAACTCCAAGTCTACTTTCTGTCCAACACCTGAACTACTTCTAGTCTTCATAGCCTGTATCTGATATCTGCCACGTTCTCTCATTGCACGGCTTGTAAAGATACCAAACACATTGTCAGCAGTATTGATCTTACTGATACCACCTGATATATGCGAATGATCAAACTCTATTTCTTCAACTGCACTTCTATTCAACTGTGAAGCAGTTACAAACAATATGTTAAGTTCCCTTGCAAGGTTACGCAGTTCTTCAGATACATACTTGTCCTTAACAAACAGATCATTTGGCGATACTTTTGCACTTACTGGCATAAGCAAATCCAAATAGTCAACACACATAAAGTCTATTTCTTTTCCTTGTTTGATGCTTAGTTCTTTTACAAATGCTCTTATGTCGTTAACTGTGCTCTGTGCAGGCATGTATTTTATTTGAAGTTTTCCTGACTTCTTGCCCATCATTTTAACTTTCATTTCAACAGTTTCAATGTCTTTGAACAACTGTTTACTAGGAGTGTTTGTTAACATACTGTCAATACGCATAGCTGTCAACCCTTCACTCAATTCGAGTGTAATGTATACTCCGCTGAGTCCTGCTTCCATCCAGTTCACTGCCAAGTTTTGCATGAACAAACTTTTACCTGATCCTGACCCGCCTGCAAATATCTGTAGTTCTCCTCTGTTAAACCCACCATACAATAATTTGTCTAAGTTTGCCCAACCTGTTGAATTCTGTCCGTTGTTGTCTTTCAGTGCCGCAAGTCTTGCACGAGGATCTTCAAAGTAATCTGTACCCAGATCCTTTGTTAAACTTATCTGTACTGCATCCTTGATTAGTTTCTCAACTGGTGAATACTCTCCCTTTTCTAACAGGTCTGCACTTTTAAGTATGGCACGTTCTAGTTCAGTACGTCTGGTAAATGCTTCAAATTCGTTCAAAAACCAATCTGTATGTCCACTATTGAGATCTGGAATCTCCAATAGTTCAACGTTTGTCACTGCTTTTATCTGTGCTCTGTCAGGAAGTGTTTTATGTTCGTTTGCATGGTCATAGATAAACTTTGCAGTTTCACGCAAGTCTCTGTCAAAATTTTCTGTATTGAATATATTTTGTACTCTCAAAAAACTTTGTGCATCATGCATCATCATTTCTAAAAATAACTTTTGTACATCATAGTTATAATCTGTCATACTATCCTCGCTAGGCGTTTACGTGCCATTTCAATTTTTATCTTACTACGTTCTGCATGTTGATGAATTTGATGTAGTGTTTCGGCTACACCAAAACGCACCACTGCATCATTTACATCTTTTACATCTTTGGGCCATTCGGGTATACTAACTTCAAACTTGTGTTCTACTGCGGCATCAATTATACTTAATCCTGCACGGTCCTGATCTGGTACTACTATAATTCTACGTTGTAACTGCTTCAACAACTGTGCTTGATCTTTGCTAATGGTCTCATGCATACATGCTAATCCGGATATACTTAGTGCATCAAATATACCCTCAACAACTATTGCACTAGTCCAGTCAGACTTTTGTAAATCGTAACCAAACACATACCCAGGTTGTTGATTGTTTATAAACTTTGGTGTACGATTATCCAAGTAACGTGATGTATATCCTACTATCCTGTTTTTGTAAGTGTATGGTATAACAATCCTGTCTCTTGGTCCACGTTTTTTATCTACTAAAAATGGATAACCAAACACTATACCACGATTACGCAGGTATTCAACATAATGAAAGTGACCACGATTGTTCTCATCTATTCGTTCAACACCTGTGGGTATTTCTTGTTCTTCAAAGTCTATTTGTTTTTGTTTAATGGTATTGCGTTCAGCAGTTAAATCTAATAAATTTTTACGTTTCAAACTTTCTAAGTTGAGCCTTTCAATATCAGTTGGATCAACACCTAGCCATTCTAATAGTTTACGTGTTTTGTAACCAACGTTGCGTCCAGCAACAAAACTTGCTGTAAAACCACAGTTAAAGCAATGATAACTCCAATCGTCATCCTGTTGTTTGATTCCACCACGAAGACGCTTGTCTTTTGATTCACCTTGATGAACACAACAAGGTGCATTGAAACTTACCCATCCAGAACTGGTATGTTTTCGCTTTTGCGGAATGTAACTCAATAGATCGATCATTATGTAATAGTAACATAACCTAGTGCTTTATGCAAGTGTTTTGATTATCGATAGGTGATTTGGCTAATAGTACCGTTATTAATTTCCACAGTAGGAGTTGCTTCATAGCCTTGCCCACCATTAGTAACAGAAATTTCTGTAACTACATTTCCGCTTATGGTTGCAGTTGCAGTGGCTCCGGTGCCTAGTCCTGTGATTTCAACATTTGGTGTACCAGGACCATAGTACTCACTACCACCCGTTGCACTAATCTCAGTTATTACGCCGTTCTGTACAGTGGCACTGCCAGTAGCAGCCACACCATATTGATTGATTTCAAAACGTACCCAGTTGTGTCTTCCCTCAACATTCACAAATGCTCTTTTAGTTTGATTGGTATAGACTGTTTGACTCCCTATATCATACCAATCTGGACCTATCTGTGTGTCACTGCCTTGTGCTTTTACATTACCTGAGAAGTTGTCAAAGTCAAATTGAAATGTTGTGAGTGTATTATTCGCAGTATATGCTATGCTAGTATATCTTCTATCACCAGATTCAGTTTTTATTCCATATTCATCTGGTTTAGGAATTTCAAGTAACCTGCTTTCAACAAAATTAGGATATACACTGTCTACTATTTCAACTTGTCCACGTCCTGAACTATATGCATCTGTAAAGACTGCTTCATAGAGATTGCCACTAGCACGTTCTAAACTCCAGCTTGCAGTTTGCTCTTCAATAAGATCCAGTTCTTCACTAGTAAGTGTAACCTTTGCTCTTCCAAATGTTGCACTCAATGTTTCTAAATCTTTGGCTATTAACTGTTCTTCTCCGTCTGTAGACATCATTCTATAGGTAATAGTGCTACCACTAATATTCACTGGTTTTTGATCTTGATTTATAAATTCAAATAATATGACATTGTCAACACCGCGGTTGACTTTTAATTTCTTAGCATACACTGGTTGCCATCTCCTTTGAAAGTATGCGCCACTCGTATCAGGTAATAACACCTGCTGCTTCTGCTGATATAAATATACGGGTGTAGAATACATAAATTAACTCCAATTATAAGGTATTTATGGGCGTAGAGCTGTTCGAAAAGATTGCAGGACGATATCCGTTTATCACTTTCTGTACCTATGCAGGTAATGAATATGTTGGTGTAATCCAAAACCGCGATGATCAAATCACTACTATCTATGACTTTGGAAGTATCGTCGAAGATGATATCAAACGTGATTTTCTAGAACTAGCCAATCAATGGTGGTGGGAATCTAATCGCAGTATACCAATTAACATTTTTTTAAAACAAGATTGGGAAAAGTTTAAACCTTATTTAAAAACTTTCATAAACAAAGATCTACAAATTTTACTAGGGCCAAGCACAAGCCTAGCAGAACTTAGTCGTAAAAAAATAAAACGAAGAAGTATTACACTGGTTCGCAAAGTAGATTAATGTGTAGTGCAACAAGACGTGCATAACTGATTGCATGTGATTTTTTAAATACAAAACCAGCACTATTATCTCCATCCCACACAGTAGCAAATACATCAGTCCAACTCTTACGTTGTAGGTGAGATTTACCTGGACGTATTATACTGATAAATGCTGCCATGCGTTGTATGTTGTCTGGTTGCATTGCAACTATTAGGTCATGATAGTTCCCAATATGCACTATCTGTTCGCAAAAATCTTTGTCTTGTAAACGTGTCCAGTCTGTTTCTTTTGCCAACATAGCATCATAGTGTGCTTGGTCACGTATCAGTGTGTACACACTTTGATTAAGTAAGTCTAATTTAAAATACCCACGTTGTTCTGCATACTCATAGTCTATGCTTGCACAACTGTTTATTGCATCAAATGGTACAGGAGTAACATAAACACCACTATTGTGCTTTTTTCCTTCTGCGTTCATTCTTGCCGGTGTACATTGAATCAAATCAATTATCTGTTGCCTATCAGCAAAATCTATGTCAACATCAGCACTCATTTACTAATGTAGTGTCCTATGTTAGCAAATTCAGCAATCGCAAATACTATTGCAGCCATAACTAAATCACCAGTTAACAATGCATAGCATCCGCCAATTCTTATCGCACTTTTTATCAGCAACATATAGAATTGTGGATCTTTGGATTTGTTTACTTTTTCCATTTGTTGGATTTTTGGTCTAGTCAATCCCATTTTCTTCTCCTCTGCAGGTAATGTAAAACTTATTTTTTCTGTGTAAAACGGCATGCTACCATCCTGCCTGTTTAAGTATTTCTTCACAATATGCCTGATCTGCTGGATAGTCACGAAACTTCTTTTGCCAAAAGTCTGGATCAATCCAAGGCCATACAATTTTTGTTTGATCAGGATTCATATCTGCTAGATATCGTTGTCCTGACTCACAGTTAAACACCAACCAAGGTGATATGCGTCCAGTACTTATTGCAAACGCAACTGCATTATCATTTCCATAACGCAAAAAGTCCTGTGCAGGATGTCCAGTACGTTCACTCCACTTTATACTATATTCAATGCCACGTTCAAGTGCATCTGTTAGTGCTTCCCGTCTAATATATTCATGAAGGTATTCATCATATACTGCTTCTTTGCACCAGTGATCTAGTTTTTTGTTTTGTTTGATCACCCATTCAACAAACTTGGGTACATTGATAGCATTTATACCAACACAATGTCTACCAAATTTTACAAATGCTTTGTAGTATGGTGATGTTGCAAAATCTGCATAGCTTTTTAGTTTTGCACTGCCCTGTGTCATGGTGTAAAACTTCAAATAACTTTGCAAACCAATTTGCACACCAACTTCTTTTTCTTCTTGGAATCTGCGTTTTTGTTCACAGAGATGTACTGCTAGTGTGCTTTCTTTTCTAAACTCACGTTCGCAGTACTTGCATCGATAGGTTTCACTTTTTGTCTGCGACTCCGCTGTCACGCATGTGTTCCTTCAGTTCTTTATTTGTTACAAGTTTACTGAGCATATCTATTTCATCTGCTTTCATTGCAGGATACAACTCCATCAACATCTTCTTTGCTTCATTATTGCCTTTTTCTTTCTTCTTTGGTGGTATCCACTGATGTCTGTGATTGCCCATACCAGGTGAAATAGCAGTAGCACATAACCATTGTAGTTTAGGATGCTTGTTTATGTCAAAGAAATGTTTATTCAAACGTTCATTACAGGCTATCAAATAGTATTCTTGAAGTTCATTAGGACCTTGCACACTTGATCCCCAACGTATCATGAGAAAGTTGGAAAACTTTTTGCGTTCTTCATCTGTCAGACTATCGTAAAAGTCTCTGCTTTTACTGTCAAGACAACGCATCTCATTTGCTATGTTTAGTTTTTCGCTCATTGTGTTTTTTCCATATCTTGTGCAGTATGTAAAACCAAAATCCGTTGATACAAGGTTCAACTAATGCAACTGCACCTGCTTCCCATAAACTTGAACCAGTCATCCAGTAAACAACATTCATTGCTATTATAACATGACCAACAGTATAAATCAATGCCAATGCAATACTATCATCTACTTTTTCTTTTACAACAGTAAATATTCCTCTAGTAAATTCCATACGATCACCATGCTTTGTTATAGTCTACAATTTCGCAGTTACGACTGATATCTTTTACAAAATAAACACATCTTGGATCATTTTTGTTTTCAACCGGTACTGCCAACATCTGTCCATTTTTAAGTTTAGGAACATACCAAGTTACGTCTTGATAAACATCAATTATTTCTATATCCAGATAGGTTGGTGTAAAACTTGTGTGTGGATTGAATTGGAAAGTTTTAAAACCTCTATCATTGATACTAGTTAAAGGTAACATCTCAAGATCACCAACTTCTGGTTCACCAATCAGTACCTGCCAATCAATTGGCATTTTCATCTGTGTTTCACCAATACGCAATACCAATGCTGGCGAGTTAAATGTTTCTAAAAATATTAATGGAATATAGATGTGATCTGGATTGGTTGGATCACTGTTGTCAAAAATAGCAAAACGTAAGTCATCTATCTCTTCAGGCAATGTATCTAATTCAAACACAGTATTTTCTAGTGTTAGTATTCTCATAATGTCTCCATCAAGTATTTTGCAAATAGTTCATGAGCTCGTGCTCCAGGGTGTCCGTGTATTCCATACAAATGTTCGTCCTTTGGTTGCAATCCTTGTTCTCGTGCAAAGGTTCCAAAACTAAATTTCCAAGGGTCTATAACTCCTTCATCCTTTAGTATTGTGTCTTGTAGACTACTAATAAAAGGACTATTGTATCCAACGTATTCGCTACCTTCAAGTTTATCAACATTTGAAAATATCTTATACTTAATACCTTTACTACGTAACCAACCTATTAGCATAACTAAATCAGTACATAGTTCGGTCATTTGTGATTCTCGATTATAATGCATTAACCATTCCTTATAGTATTCACTAACTACTGGATCAACTTTTTCATGTATATTTGGTACTATTGAATCCATTAGTCCATTAGTCCAAGATACGTTTTGCGTTGGCTTAATTTGATAAAAATGCCCATCGTTGTCGACTGCTGGCAAGTCTGGTCTCCATATTTCGCTGCGACTTATAAAAGTCAATCCTATAAGAACTAATACATCATCTGCAATTTCATTTACATCACGTAACGTGGTTCTGATTATACGTCTATTGCAAGAACCAGGTATAGCTTTATTAATTAGTTGTGCTTTAAGAGTTTTTGCAATGATTTCAGAATATACTGGATGACTCTTAGTAGGTACACCAAAACTACAACTATTTGAATAAAGTATCATTTGTTCCAATCCAGTTTTTCTAGTGTCAGTATTCTCATAATTTCTCCAATTATTTTATCTTGTGTCTTTTCATTATTACGCCGTATTCAAAAAAGTCTTGTCGGACTATTTCAAACCCTTGTGCTAAAAGCCAAATAACATTTGCTCCACATTTTCCTACCCAACAGTCATTCAAGGTATGAGTATCATCAAACACGACTACTGCATCGTCAGTAAGATAAGGAAATATAGCAATCATTTGTTTCATGTGTTCTACCTGGCAGGTTTGATTTGCCAATGGTATGCCTAGTTCTTCTCTATAGAAACGTCTTTGTTTTATATCACTATCATCTAATATAAGGTCGATATCCCATATATAATCAAAATTGTCTAGATATAGACAACTAATTTTTTTATCTAATTTTGGCAATTGATTCACGCACCAATCACTGCCCCATCCAATATGCCATGTTGCTGGTAGATCTGGAAGACGTCTTTTTGGTTCATCAATAATATCTACAGTGTGCATTTCAGCACCATGCTTTTGTGCTAATCGTGAAAAGTATTCTGTACTGCCTTCGTGTCTATCACTGCCTATTTCTAAAAACATTGTGTTATTTGTTTCACCTAAGTACTGTTCCGTATGTTTAAATGCGTCGCCCATTAGTTCCACTCCAGTTTTTCTACACTGTACGGATAGTTCGCTTCTCTATAGAATGCTTTACGTTTGGTTAGATGTCTTTTTGCAAATCTGCAAGTAGATGTTATGTCCCAGATTTGGACGTGGTCTTTGTCTTCCGCTTTACGAATACCCCTGCCAATACTTTGTATAACCCGTACAAAACTTTTACCAGGCTCAAGAAGGACAAGATTGAAGATACGTGGCAGATTAATGCCCACGGCCGCGACACCATATGTAGCAATAATAATTTTACCTGTCGCAGTAGCCACTTCATCGTACTCATCCTGTCTTGCTTTTGCTTTGGTTGCACCACTTACAAATACTGCATCATCGCCCATTCTGTTTAGTAACTCTGTGCCAGCACTTATTCTATCAACCAATACCAATGTGTTACCAGTTTTATTTACTTCAATAACCAAGCCTGCAATGGTATCAAGTCTGCCTTTTTCTTCAAATAGATACTTTAATTCACTCTGATAGTTTGTAAATTCAGCATGATCACTTAACTGTACACAATTTACGTGACAGTTTGCAAGTACACCTTTTTCCTGTAGCTCACTTGCAGCAAGTTGATTTATCACTGGCCCTAAACTACAATGCAATGCTTGAAACTCATATGGCTCTTTTGGCACTGTTCCTGTTAGTCCCCAACGCAATGGTACACGTGCCATTACTCCAGTGAGCAATGTTTTAAGTGCATCTGCTTTAGCCATATGTACTTCATCAACTATCACTGCAACTACGTCTTCTAAAAACTCATGTATTGTAATATCAACTGTTTGGTTCTTTGTGTTCTTTAGCAACACATTTAGACTTTGCCATGTGCATATTGTATGCTTATGCCCAAACTCTTTTCTATCACCATAGAATACGCCAACATC